CGTTAACTTGAGTCATTCCTACTACATTCGTAATAGTAACTATCGAGCCTTTAGTGAAAAAATTATTTATTGATGTAGTAACTACTGCAGGGTTGGCTTTGGTTATATTACTAATATTTGCAGTAATTACCCCTTTAGAGGTCCAACTTAAATTACCTGTACCATCAGTTTCTAATACATAACCAGTAGCACCGCCATTGATTTTAACATTACTGACATCACCTAATGTGATTAATCCACCAACATTTCCACCTCTATTAATCCAGTCTGTACCATTATAAGTAAGTAGTTGGCCATCAGTGACGGTAGACCTATTAATGTCTAAATTTCCAGCAGCACCGGTTATTTGATTAAAATCAATAGTAGAATAAGAAGTTAATATTTCGATATTTTCATTAGGATCAGATTTACCTATAAAAAGTTGTTTAGAATCTGATGCCCAACCAAATTCTGCTTCATCTAGCTGGGGTAAATCAACGATATTACCTGATCGTTGCTGTATTTTGCTGATCTGTATTATAGCCATAAATGTAATCTTCTCAATTACATTTATTTATCACAAATATCAGATGAATTGCATGTAGTACTGTTCTACTCGGTTAAACCATTTGTCTGTATAAACATCAAAATCAGTACCTTCAAGAACAAATTCTTGATATTCGTTAGCTGCTGAACACATAAAAATAACGCCTTTACGAATTTTTGTACCATATAATTCGTTGTGTGCATTAGCATATGCTGCCAATTGTACAAAATAGTCTTCTATCCATTCACGTTTTTTAGGCTTATTTGTTTGTTTGTGGTCCATAATAGATTCTGAACCTTCATGTAACCCTACCAAATCTGTCGTACCTGCATAAATTTTAGGAAAATATAGCGTTACTTCTGTTCCCCAAAATTCATTACATTTACTTAGACCTTGATCAATAATTGACCTAGCCATTTGATGACTTTGAATACTGTATGGATTAGTACCTGGTTCGCCCATTGCGCCGGTTTTAATATAATCCTCAAGCCATTTATGCATTCTTGTGCCACGGCCCGCTGCTTCTGTAGTAATTTCTTGTGCTTTGGCATGTCCTACACGCTTACGCCAATTAGCTAATGCTTGTTTACTTTCTTCTGATTTTGTTGCGTCTAGAATAGTTGTTACACTAGGCAATTTTTCTCCATCGGGAGTTGCATAACGGCGTTTGCCCTCAACTTCTACCCTAGACATAGAAATATAATTAAATTTATCAGGTTTATACATTATTTAAATCCAAGTAGAGTCTATGGGAACAGGGTAAGCATCTATTTTACTGTATTCTAGTAATGTCATGAATTTTCCATCTATTGGTGTTATTTCATCGTATTCTTTAATTAAATAATTGTATATAAAATCAGCTAAAGCAATCTGCGCCTCGGGACCATCATGTCCGCATGGTAATGCAGGATAAAGACCCGCTACTTGGTAGAAGTTGAGATTAGTAATGGGAGTTTTATTTAAATATTCCAGTGTATTTGGAAATTTATGTGCCAATAAAGAGGTGATATCTTTTTCATTACCTGAAAAGAACGAAGACAAATAAGGTACGTGTCTAGATTTGAAAAGACTATCTAGTGACAATCTATATAAAATTGTTTTTCTGTGAAAGTCCTCTTCAGACCAATTATCAAGTAAAGAATACTCTGCATGATTCTCAGGTTTGTCGGTAGGAAGCGTAATTCCAACATACCCAGCTTTTTTCCTATAATATTCTTTATTCCATATTTCTCGACGCCAAAATTGAGACCAAGCTATTATGTATAACGGTTTGTTGTTATTAGGGAGGTCCTCAAAAAAATATTCATATGTTCTTCTGTGGATAGTATCGTTACCTGAACCTTTTATTGCTAAATTTACAACAGGTACTTTTAACTTGTTTGCTAGTAAGGCAGGCCAACCCTGTTCTTTAGGATTGTCTAATCCTTGACAATATGTCCAACTGCAACCATTTACTACTAAGTGAGTGATATCTATCATACTAAAATTTTATATTCTAAAACTTTCGCCACAACCACAACGATCCTTTTCCTGAGGATTAATGAATTCAAACCCTTCATTTAACCCGTGTTTTGCGTAATCTACAATTAAGCCATTTAAATATACTATATCTTTAGGACTTACCCAAATCATAATATCATTAGACTCATATACAGCGTAGGTAGCATCTGGTTGATCTATAAATTCTAGAGTGTAAGCTAATCCACTACAACCAGTAGTTTTCACGCCTACTTTAATTCCTAGACCCTTTCCTCTTTTTTCTAAAAAATATTTTATTTTATCGGCTGCAGTAGGAGTAGCGCTTATCATTTTTGCATGTTGGTAACAGCTTGATTTGCCATTTGTTTAACAATTTGTTTACCTTGTTCTTGGTCAGGAGCTTCAGGAGAATTAATATTTTTAAATATTATTTTATCTGATTGGATGTTACTAATTATTTTATTAAGTGGTGGTTTTTTAATCATTTTGTATAGATCAGTTTTATCCAATACTATATCATATTTTTGAAGGTATTGCAATAGTTCTTCGGTAGTCATATCAGGATCAGTTTCACCATTTAATAAATCGGTGTGCAACTGATCCGAAACTGCAATTAATTTTACTAATAACGGGTCTGAACTATATATTTCAAAGAGGCGCATATTTACCTCTTTGCTCGACCAACTCCAGCAACAGCTTTTGGCTCAGGAGCTTCAATTTCTTCCTCTTCAGCACCTAAATCGGCACCCAAATCAGCGCCCATTTCTGCACCTAAATCGGCACCAATATCTGCGCCCATTTCTGCATCATTAGCAGGTGGCTCATTAAATGCCATACCCGCATCTTGTCCAGTTAAACCACTAACTGCGGATTTCAATCCTGCCATTGACTCTTTTAAAGTAGCACTTAATGCGTCTAACTGCTGAGTCACTTGTTCGTTGAAAGTTTGGCTTTCGTTAACTCCAATCTCGCTTTCGATACTTGTTACTAATGCAGGTAATTCTTTGACTTGCATTTGCCCTACATCTTCTAGCATTTTTTGAACGGTATCTACTAAATCCTGTGCGGCTAAGTAAACTTGTGATTCTTCTATTTTTTCATTCTCTACTACAATTCTTGTAGAAGGCTTTGACATTAATTGGTTATGATGAGTAACCAAAGCTTGTTCCATAAACACCAATTTCATGTAAGATGGATTGGACTGGTCTTTGTAAAAATCAGGTGCTTGTTTAGCCTCATTAGCCAATGAGCGTACTTTCTTGAGCATTGCTTTAGTTTCTATCAATGACATTTTGTTAAGGTTAAATGCCATTTTATAATTTTCTTTCAATGCTTGGGTAGCATTAACTTTATTGTTTAAGTCGTTTAATCTCATAGTTTTTGATTCCAAACTTTATATAGTATTTATCTTGTTGGCTATTTATTTTGTTCTTTCAGCAAATTGTTGTGTTTGCCAAATTTTAGAATCGTTAAGATATCTATCAAATTCTTTTAACATATGCTTTCGTTTTTCTTGTTCTTCTGTTAATTTAGCCAAATAAATTATTTTTGAATTCAAATCTTTAGTCTTTTTTATTAATTTTTTATGCATTTCTATCGATACATCTATCCCGGTTATCATGCGGTCTAGATGAGCAATTCTATTAGCTGTTTGAATCTTATTTCTTTTATCAAAAATGCACCAAGTAATAGCATGTTTTGTTGAAGAAAACAATAAAGAGTCATCGTTATTTTTACTATTAACTACACAATCTTGACCGTGATTAGATAAAGTATATATGTTAAATACCTGATAGGAGCCATCGTCATTTCTAAAAATAGAAATCCCGCCTGCTCTGTTTAAAATTTCTTTGGACAAGAAATTTGTTATTTTATCTAGTGCCTTTTTATCATCCATGCTGTATAGTAAAAAATATATTTCGTAGTTCAGGTGAAGTGTCTAAAAAAGATGGAAGTTTATTCCATTCAGTTCCGCATAATATCATAGGAACACCGTCACAATCACTGTATAACGCTCCTAATTCAGTCACACCATCATCAAACACACTAGGATGTTGTACATCAAAGTCAAATGTCCAACATGGGTATAATTCATCTTCAATCTGTTCAAATAAAAACCCAAAGTTCTCAAAATTGTCAAATCTAATTTCTATTAGAGAAGGCACATTAATTATTTCAGGTTGTGATCTTAACGATATAACTTGTAATACTGTATCAAAATTACATTGGGTATTTCTCTTTATTACCCACTCATTCAAATCTTGACCTTCATTGGGTTTGGTTCTATTTAATACCCCAGTTTGTGTAATATCAAATAATGTGTAACAAGAAATTCTATAACTCATACACATATTTATAATGGTAAAAAACCCGAGAATAAATCTCGGGTTTTTATATACTGAACTAAAATTAGTTTGTAAATGTAGCTGTTGCACCGCCAGTTGTTGTATTAGCAACTGAAGCTGCTGTTAATGCTGCGTTAACCGCAGCAACAACATTAGCGCTAGCACCTAATGAATTGTCTACTGCCCATGCACCTGTTGGGTACACTGCGAAAGCCAATGAGTTTGTGCTTGCATCGTTGTACTCATAGATATAAACAGTAGCTAGTTGCTGAACTGTTTGTATAATGAGGTTAACTTGAGTTGTACTGAATGTTGTGCCACTAGCTGCTGAAATTGTGAAATAGTCTAGCTTTGGGCCTTGTGGCTGAACTGATACGTTAGCTGTTACTGCATTAACTGCACCGACTGTATAAGCAGGTGAGTCATAGTTCATTACTGGTTGAAAGTCACCATGTGTACGGGTAAATTGTGCCATTTTAAAAATTCCTTATGTTTGTTGAGACCTACTGTCTCATACAATTATTTATGCCAAATTAAAAAAATACCGATTTTGGTTACGCTCTTCCAGCTAAATTTTGTCTACTGAAACCCATTCTGTCTACAAACTTAAGCCCATTAGAAACGAACCCTTCTTGGGTTTGCGTACCATCTTGAAGATATCCTTTTACAGGGCTAGCTTCAGCGGCGGTGTTTAATTGCTGAACTACATTCATCTTAAGATTGTATATATCTATCCATATAGTAAATGCACCAATCAACCCTTCTTTATTAGCTTCTAAATGTTCATCTATCTTGGCTCGCATCTTATCAGTCATTGGTCTAGAAGAAACAAATTCCATAAATCCTTCTAGCAAATTATTTAAATCTCCTTGAACGATTCGTTTATTGACATAAACTGTAAACAATTGATTAAATGTATTTCTAGCTTGAGGAGCAGTATTCATTAACTGTTGAACAGCTTGGCCATATTGGGAAATATCTTGTTTAGCTTTAGCTAATAATTTTTGATCTAGTTTCAAACTAGGAGTAATAGGCATCTTACTAGGAATGATAGCAACATTACTATTGTTTTTTAGTTGACCTATTGTGCCATCTAATGGCACCGCAGCATCAGTATTGGGAGCTTCGGGTTCTATATACTGATGCACTGCAATGCCAGCGGTTTTACCTGTCATTAATTTACCAGTTTCGCTGTCAACATCTACTGTATATGTTATGCCATTGGGGTTAGCTTTAAATTTGTATAACCCATTATCGTCTTTCAATGGTTGGCTAAACAACAAGTCGCCCCAATAATACCCCTGAGTACCAGCACTTGCTTTTTCTAACCCAGGCCATATCTCTGCCATTAATTTATGTAGGTCAGAACGGTCTACCTCACGGGCTAAATCATACTCTCTAAATTGTTTAGGACTATAAACTTGTCTGCCTGTGCCGTCTTTTTTATTAAACATATGTTTGTCCATGATACTAAATCTACCTTTAGAATCACGGCCAAATATGAGTGCCGGATAACCATCCCACTTAATAGTAACA